ATTGGCATAAGCGAAGGCTTTCATGATGCAAGTGTAAGTGTAGTTGATGGTGGTAATATCATTTCAGCTACACATGCCGAACGCTATAGTCGCAAGAAGAATGATCGATGGACGCACCCATCACAATATCCCAAAGATATTGATGCAACAGTAGCATTCTATGAAAAGCCTTGGCTTAAAAAAACTCGACAGATATACTCTGGTCAAGGGTGGAAGCCATGTCGTACTGACTATGATGTTTCTTTCAATCATCACAAATCACATGCGGCGGCAGGTTTTTACACGTCTAAATTTGAATCGTGCAACATATTAGTAATTGATGCTATTGGTGAATGGGATACGGTTTCTATATGGAAAGCTTGGGAAAAGAATGGCGTCCCAAAGATGATCAAGACAAAGAGTTTTAAGTATCCTTACTCTATCGGATTGTTCTATTCCGCTGTTACTAGATGTATAGGTTTGAAACCACAAGAAGACGAATACATTACAATGGGTATGGCGGCTTATGGTGAGCCAAGGTTCTATGATGAACTCAAGCAATACCTAGACTATACGAATTGTCACAAGGGAATACCACGTTTACCATCGCATTGGTTCAATGAAGATATTGCCGCATCAGCACAGGCTATTGTCGAAGATACGATACTCAATCTAGTGAAGAAATATTGCTTACACGAAAACCTGATTATGATGGGTGGGGTGGCTATGAATTGTGTTGCCAATACTAAGGTAGCAGAACTTGGAAAGAATATATGGATTATGCCAAGCCCTGGTGATGCAGGTTCGTCTCTAGGTGCGGCGGCGTTGGCATATGGAAAGAAATTGAATTGGATTGACCCATACTTAGGAACGGAGATTAAACATGAAATTAAAATTAAAGATGTTATCAAAACTCTTGGGAGTGATGGTTATTGTGGTATTGCAAATGGTCGTGCTGAGTTTGGCGCTCGTTCCCTTGGCAATCGTAGCCTTATTGCTGACCCTAGACTCGATATTAAAGACACTATTAACGAAGTTAAACAAAGACAAAAATTTCGACCCTTTGCACCTTCTATCTTGGAAGAATATGCTAATGAGTATTTCGAAGGACAAATGAATGAATACATGCAGTTTGTCGCTAATGCAAAGCATGATCATAAATCAGTAACTCATGTAGATGGGACTGCAAGGGTACAGATTGTCAGAAAAGACTGCAAATCTGTTTTGAGAACAATTCTTGAAGAATGGTATGACGACACTGGTTGCCCAATGCTTTTGAACACTAGCCTAAATATAAAAGGTCAGCCAATGGTTGATACGTGGGAACATGCTCTTGAGTTTCAAAGGAAATATAATGTCAAAGTCTTCTAAGTATATTTTAGCTGCTGGGTGTAGTTTCACAGACAAGAATTTTTGGTCGCCTGTTATGGGTAGAGACTTTGATTGTTCTTTTCCCAAATGGCCTGAGATATTAGGTGAGTATCTTGATCTTGACGTTAAAAATATTGGACTTTGTGGTGTTGGCAACGATTACATAACATCGCAATTAATTCAACATATTTTAAAAGACCCTACTAACATAGAACTAGTTGTTGTCGGATGGACTGAAATACAAAGATTTGGTTTATTAGACATATATCGTTTTAATCCAATGACTTCTTTATACCGCCCAGAGAATTATGAAAAATTCACAAAACAGACCAAAGCAGTTATCCCGTTGTTTAAACATTTGTATGGAGAGTTTCTTGTTAATAGAACTTTTAAAGATCACACTAACTTGTACACAGAACAGGTAATATATTGGTTTAAACAAATGTGGCAAATACAAGAATTGTGTAAGGCACTTAATATCAAATTTATAATGGCTCCGCTTTGTGGGAATATATCTTTAGAAAAGTATCGGCAAGTTGAAAACTCTTTTGATAGTGAAATACCTTGGACTGAAGTAGAATGGCATATAGCTTATGGTAGAATAAACGCACTATACGATTTAGACAAAAAGCATTATGTAGGATACCCCTTTCTAAAAAGCTTACATGGTTTTTTGCTTAATGATAAAATTAAAGGAAAAGAAATAAGTGATTTAGATTCGCATCCAAACGCAGAAGGACATGAATTAATAGCAAGGAAATATTATGAACAGTATTCAAAAGCTTATTCTTAAAACAAAATTTAGGTTTATGATCTGGAAGATGAAGTTTAAGAAACAAGAAATAGAGGTTGATAAAAGTGAGGGATTCATTTATGAAGCAGATGAAGATTAAATACGTTTTTGATGTTGATGGTACATTGACGCCTAGTAGAGGAAAGATGAACAAACACTTTGCTGTTTGGTTTAGTAAATTTTGCCAAAAAGAAAGTGTGTACTTAGTTACTGGTAGTGACAGACAAAAGACTGTAGAACAAGTTGGTGCATATATCTATGACACTTGTAAGAGAGTGTATAATTGTTCTGGAAACGATGTATATGAGCGTGACCAAAACGTCAGAAGAAACAAATGGAAGTTACCAGACCTAGCAAGAACATTTCTTATTAGCTGTGAATACGAGAGTGGTTTTGGTTTGCGTACAGGTAAGCATATTGAAGAACGTCCTGGGTGTATAAACTTTAGTGTGGTTGGCAGAAATGCCACTAAAGATAATCGTGCTAAATACATCTTATGGGACAGAGAAACTAATGAACGTTCTAACATAGCAAACGCATTTAACATGATGTTTCCAGACTTAGAAGCTAACGTTGGTGGAGAGACTGGATTAGATATAGCTCCAAAGGGTGCAGACAAATCGCAAATTCTGAAAGATTTTGATGGTGATATGGTCTATTTCTTTGGTGATGCAATGGACGAAGGTGGTAACGATTACGCTTTAAAAATTGCTAATAAATATGGTAAGAACTTCACAGTCTCAGATTGGAAGGACACTTGGGATAAGCTTAGAGAATTAGGAGAATGAAAAATGTTTACGATAGAAATGGATTGGGATGAAACCGCACTAACCATACTAGATTCTACAGGGAACCACGAAGACGTACAATTTCTAATATACGATGATATTGTGTATATTCGCCAATGGAGCCAAGACGGAAGTGATTATTCTCTTATTGAGATGTCACCAGAGCAGTTTAATGAAATGACAGCGGCAATGCATCTGCCAGAAGGTGCTTATTTGATGGGAAATGAAAATGATTAATATCTATGGGACTACAACATGTGCTTTTTGTCTTAGAGCCAAGAAACTATGCGAACGCATGGGGCTAGAATACGAATACAAAAACATTGAATATGAAATGTACAAGAGCGAACTTGACAATTTGCTTACCGAAGGGTATAGGACAGTACCACAAATATTCCGCTATGGAAAACTCATAGGTGGGTACAATGAACTAGCCAAAGAACTAGAGGATACCTCTGGTGGATTTGGTGATGGAAAACTATAAGGAGATATGTTATGAAAACGACTTGGGTTGATCCACCTAAAGGGTGGGCATATGGATTTCCAAAGGCACTACCAAACCCACTTCCAGAACCATGGAGTTTAAATCTTTGGTTAGTATCGGAAGGTTATCCAATGGCTGAGTTGGGTAACTTTGGTGAAGACTTCAATCAATACGTGAGGATATGGTATACATATGAATGGGTAGACGATGAAGACGTAGACAAGGTTGTTGGGCGTGGTTATGACTGAGTTTAATAAACAACCAGATCAAATTCATTTCGAATATCCTATTACTAGAGTTGAAGTAATTGATAACAACGGAAGGTCGTATGCTAAACATAATGTTGAACGTGTATGGCTTTCGTTGCAAGATGATAATCGAACTTTGAAAGTAATGGTGACATTCGAAGACGAAGAGGAGATTTGTATTGACTGAGGTATGGACACTAGTTTTTATAAACCTTATGTTTAATGGATCGTACCACGAACCTACAGTAGAGGGCTATTGGACTTATGACACTATGATAGAGTGCTTTCAAGCACGATCTAGTCTTGGTTTTGAGTTTAGTGGTGTTATGGGTTCTTTCCCTAAAGGTACTCAAGCAATCTGCATTCCAAGGGTTATCGAACCAACATAAATAACTTCATAGCTTATGGAGATTTATTATGTGGTATTACAAGGGTGAGGAATTCACTTCTGAAATGATTGGAGAATACATTGGTTTCGTGTATCTAATCACAGACAAATCTAACGGAATGAAATACGTTGGAAAGAAACTGTTGAAGTCTGTTCGTAAGCTTCCCCCTCTAAAAGGATATAAGCGTAGGCGTACTGTTATAAAAGAGTCGGATTGGAAAACCTATTACGGTTCATCTGATGCAGTAAAAGAAATGCTTGAAGAAAAAGGCGCTGATAACTTCCACAGGGAGATACTAACCTTATGTATGAAGAAAGGTGAACTTGGCTACCTTGAGGCTAAGTATCAGTTTGAACATGATGTACTGTTACGTGATGATTATTACAATGGCATAATCAACTGCAAAATTCATCGAAGCCATGTAAAAGACTTGACATTTCTGATAGAATAGTGTATCCTAATAGAAATATAAAATAGAAAGTGACGAATTTATAATGATTATACTATTTAACGGACCTCCAGCATCTGGAAAAGATTGCGCGGCTGATTATTTTAAAGCTAAAGGGTTCAAACACCTATCTTTTAAATATCAACTATTCAAAGAAACTTTCAAACATTTCGACGTTAGTGAAGAATGGTTCATGCAAGACTATGATAATCGAACTGTAAAAGAAAGTCCTTCCGCGCATCTTGATGGCATGTCACGCCGTGAGGCTATGATATACACATCAGAAAAAGTGATAAAACCTCGCAAAGGTCTTGATTACTTTGGTAAGAAGGTTGCAGAAGAAGTAGACCCAAAAAACAATTATGTAATATCTGATGGTGGTTTTGTTCACGAACTGTTTCCAATTATAAATAAAATCGGTTCAGACAATTTCGTTCTTGTGCAACTTACAAGAGATGACTGTGACTATTCCATAGATAGTCGTAGGTATTTTGATGGTAAAATAGTAGGAGAATATGTTAATTCTCACAAAACAGATATTGACAATAAATACATACTAGATCACAAGTTTAATATAAGGACGTACAGAATACACAATAATGGAACTGTTGCTGAATTAAATAACGCACTAAGTTGTATATATGAAGAGGAAACAAATGTCAAAATCAAAGAAAGAGCGTAACGCCAAACCAAAGGCAAAGCTTTTTACATCGACATTCTATGAGAACCCTTATGATGTCGAAACATTTTTTGAAGGACTAGAAATAGCGGCACAACACGACAAAGAATTGCAGTTTGTGGATAGGTTTATTGCTAATTTACGAATAGACCCACTTAAAGACGCATCAGAAGTAGTTTTTAAAGTTTTAACCATAGACTTAAAATTGGTAGTGTTTGAGGCATAAATAATTGACTGAACAAAAGAAAGATACATTATGGAAACAGTTAGACAAGCTTATAAAGATGGTATCATTGCCAACTTAAAAGAAAGAACTTGCGAAGTAACCTTCACCAAGAAAAATGGTGATATGCGTGTAATGCAATGTACACTCATGGAAAGCGTACTTCCAGCAGCCAAAAAAGACGAACCCCTTACACAGAAAAAAGTTCGCGCCGTAAACGAAGAAGTTTGCGTGGTGTATGATGTGAATGCTCCAGGTTGGCGTTCATTTCGTTGGGATTCTGTAACTGATTTTAAACTATTGTAATTCGGAGAATTAATAATGAGCATGATTCATAAAGGAAATGTTGTCGAGAGCGAACAATCCAAAAACGCAAATGGTGGTACAGAAATGATGCGTAAGCGTCTGATAGACAACGTGGACTCTGAACTATTAAGTGATGTTGCTATTCACTTCTCAAGACCAAGACATGTACCAGCAGATGTTAATAAGAATATTCTATATTGCCATGACTTGGCTCAAGACCCAGATAATACTATTTTACGCAACGAAAAATGGAAACAGTTTGACCATTTTGTTTTTGTTTCTCAATGGCAACGTGACCAATACAATGCTATGTATGGCATTCCTTTCTCTAAGTGTTCTATCATTCAGAACGCCATAGAAACGACATATGAGCCACGTAAGAAATCTACTGAACAAATTCGGTTTATTTACCATACAACGCCTCACAGGGGCTTAGAATTGCTCTATCCAGTATTTGACGCACTGACTAAGGTACATGACAATATCCACTTAGATGTCTTCTCATCTTTTTCCATCTATGGGTGGGAACAAAGAGACGAACCATACCGTGAAACGTTCATGGAATTGACTGATCACCCACACATTACATACCATGGCGCACAGCCTAATGGTACTGTTTTGGAAGCGCTCAAGCAATCTCACATCTTCTTGTATCCATGTATTTGGCAAGAAACATCTTGTATTGCAATGATCGAAGCCATTCGTTGTGGTGTTCTATGTATTCACCCTAATCTTGGTGCTTTAAGCGAAACAAGCGCAAATGCTACAATTCAGTATAACTACAATGAAGATAAGTCTGCACATGCTAATATTGCTTATGCTTATGCTAAACAAGTATTGGATATTCAAAAGAATGACCCTGACTTTATTCATAAGATGACGAATACTGATAGGTGTCAGTTATACCCACATAACATTGATATTTTCAAAAGTAATTGGACAAAACTTTTACTAGAATTGAGAGCGAATGGCTGATATAATTGAATTCCCTAAAATGAAGAGGATGGGTACACCACCCACCTCTGAGGACGATCTTGAAAACCAAATTACCGATTTTAGATTTGGTCTTTCTGAACAAGTATCAGAAGTAATTTGGCAAACCGTACTCACAGAACTTATTAGAAGTGGTTGTAACTTCAGTGAAGACCCAGATGAATTTTTTCCAGCACTAGTTCTTATTTTAGAAACAATAAAGTCATTACATCTACAGACTCAAGGTATAGAACATCCATTACAGCAATTTGCTCGTGATGCGTTTAACATTGAAGACTTTCACGTAGATATAATTGATAAAACACTTGACAATGAGGAAGATATAGACTAAAATGGTCTATACAACTAAATAAAGAGAAATATTATGGCAATCCTAATGGACTTTAATCAGGTTATCTTAGCCTCGCTATTTTCGAGCATAGGTAATCATACGAACATTGACATTGATGAAAACGTCATTCGTCACATGTTCTTGAACTCTGTCAGAATGAATAGAAAGAAGTTTCACAAAGACTATGGTGAAATAATCATTTGTGCTGACGGAAAGAATACATGGAGACGTGAAGCGTATCCATACTACAAAGCTAACCGCAAAAAGACACGAGATAAATCTGATCTTGATTGGGGTGCAGTGTTTAACACAATGAACGTCATTCGTGATGAAATGCGTGAGTTCTTCCCATACAAGGTCATTCATATTGATCATTGTGAAGCAGACGATATTATTGGTACTATTATACACAAAGAAGGCACGACAATGAATACAGGTGCTGAAAAATACTTAATTCTGTCGGCTGATAAAGACTTCATTCAGTTACAGACATACGCAAACGTTGATCAGTACGATCCTATCCGTAAGCGTTGGTTAAGTGATAAGAACCCATCACAGTTCCTTGAAGAACATATCATCAAGGGAGATAGCGGTGATGGCGTACCTAATATCCTATCGGCTGACAATTGCTTAGCTGTAGGAGAACGTCAGAAGCCTATGACGCAGAAGCGTATGGGTTTGTATAGAGGCACTACTGAGAATATGGACGATGAAACTCTTGCAAGATATAATCGTAATAAACAGATGATCGACTTGGAACAAGTTCCACAAGATTATAAAGATATGATCATAAACGAATTTAACCAAGAAGAAACAGTTGGACGTCAACATTTGTTTAACTTTTTTATAACTAAAAAACTAAAGAACTTAGTTTCAGACATACAGGATTTTTAATATGGCAGTAAGACGATCTATTTCAGAAATCGTAAATCACGTACAAACACTTGGCTCTAAGAGCGAAAAGGTTGCTTGGCTCAAAGAAAATGACAGTCAACCTTTGCGAGTTGTCTTAAAGAATATATATGATGTAGGGGTAAAGTTTTTAATACCAGACACAGCCCCACCATGGAAATATAATGAATACGAAGATGAAGCTAAAGCACTTTTATTTCAAGAGGCACGTAGACTGAGGATTTTCGTTGAGGGTGGTGGTTACGACACATTGAAACCAATTAAGCGTGAACAACTGTTCATCAGTCTTTTAGAAGACATTGATAATGAAGATGCTGATTTATTGGCAAACCATATGATATCGCACAAGTCTGTAAAAGGACTTACAAAGAAAACTGTAATGGAAGCATTTCCAGAATTAATCGAAGAGTAAAATAAATGGCTAAAAGTTTTAAGAAATTCCGTGAATATTACGATGAAGAATGGGGATCAGGTGACGATGATGTTCATGATAAAGAACACAGAATGAAACAACGACGTGACAGAAAGCGCATGAAGCGTGATGAGAAACAAGCAAACTTGTCTGTTAAAAAAGACGATTAAGAAAGTTTTATATTATGATGATGAATGAAAAAGTGATAATGGTAGACTGCGATGGTGTGCTATTAGAATGGACGTACAGCTTCTTTAGATGGATGGATACGCAAGGCTATAAGCCAGTAGACCCAACCATCTCGACTTACTGTATGGGTGCTACGTTTGGTATCACACCAGAGAAAGCACATGAGATGATTGAGTATTTTAATCAGTCTGCGGCTATTGGGTGGTTAACACCATTTCGTGACTCCGTTAAGTATGTTCGAAAACTAAATCAAGATCATGGTTATGTATTCCATGTAATTACATCTCTATCAGATGACATTTATGCAGGTAAACTTCGCAAGAAGAACCTTGAAGCCGTGTTTGGTCGAAAGATTTTTGAAGAAATAATCTGCTTGCCTTGCGGTGCTGAAAAGCATGATGCTCTTGAGCCATATCGTGACAGTGGTTGTATCTGGGTGGAAGATAAGCCAGAGAATGCCCAACTTGGTGCAGAGATGGGTTTAGACGCATATCTATTAACATCTAACCACAGTAAGGACTTTTTTCACCACGACGTAACAAACGTTCCTAATTGGCATGGTATTTATAGACTAATTACATGAAAGCCTGTAAAAATAAAAAAAATAAATTTCACGAACATGTCGTTTCGTGGGAAATCATATTATAAATAGATGTATAGAATATAAGGAGCATTGATGCCTACCTATAGTTTTGAAAACAAAGAAACACATGAACAGTTTGAAGAAAGTATGCCTTGGGCAAACTTAGAGCATTATCTAGCTACCAACACTCATATCAAACAAATTTTTAATAAGTTTCCGGGGACAGTTGACCCGTACCGTCTTGGGATTAAAAAGCCCGATGACAGCTTTCGAGATGTACTCAAAAACGTAAAACATCATCATAAAAAAGATAACATCAACACATGGTAAAATCCTGATCTTGAGTTATCACAAGGAGGTTTCATGACAAAACAGCGCAGATTATCCCGCAAGGAAAAGCGTAGACAAGCTAGAGACAGCGAACATATGGTAGGTATTCTCAACCAAAAATTCGCAATGCGACAGATTACACCATTAACAGTCTCTCAATCAGACCTATTCAACTCTTATAAAGAAGGAAAAAATCTCGCGGCAGTTGGTACTGCTGGCACAGGCAAAACGATGTGTGGAATGTACCTAGCAATGCAAGACGTCATGACGAAACACCAATACGAAAAGATTGTCATCATTAGATCGGCAGTACAAACAAGAGAACAAGGTTTTATGCCAGGTTCACAAGCAGAAAAGGCGGCTGTATATGAAGCCCCATATCAAGATATAGCAAACGATCTATATGGTCGTGGAGATGCTTATCAAATTTTAAAACAAAAAGGCATGATTCAATTTATGACATCTTCTTTTGTTCGTGGTCTAACTTTTGACAATGCAGTCATATTAGTTGATGAGTGTCAGTCAATGACATATCACGAATTAGACACGATCATTACTCGTGTTGGTGAATCCTCAAGAATTATATTCTGTGGAGATACTAAACAAGATGATTTGGCAACCAATCGCAACAGGGCAGATGTATCTGGTCTTGGTGAGTTTATGAATGTTCTTAACGACATTCCTTCATTCAAGACAATCAATTTCACAGTAGATGATATTGTTCGTTCTGGTTTGGTTAAAGAATATATCATCGCCAAAGAAAAAGTATTGGAAGCCGCATAATGCCCGAAGCCGCTAGAGGTAATACGACAGAAACTGTGAATACAGTTCACGTAGCAACAGGAGATGCAGACCCAACTGATGGGTCTTTCTGTGATGTTGCACCTATCACCACATCAACAAATGTATGTAGCGGCAAGGTTTTCGCACAAGGTATTGGCGTCGTTCGACAGGGTGACGCCGTTACTGCCCATCCTATTGGTGGAACTTGTTCTACTCACACACCAGGATTAACTATTGGTAGTGGAAAGGTTTTTATAGAAACCAAGGGTGCAGGTCGCAAAGGTGATGTGTATGATTGTAGTGCAAAAATCACATCTGGATCAAGTAAAGTATTTTTAGGTGGATAAATAATTTTTTCTGTGGTATAATACAGAATCAATAGAAAGTTATATTATGTTTAATCATGTGAAGCACGACGTAGTGTTACCTACGTTGACCCGAAAAACAACAGATACAGGGCGTAAGTATTTTACACCCGAAGGTAACGCATACCCATCAATCACCACTGTCTTGGGTGTATTGAATAAAGAAGGCATCATCGCATGGCGCAAGCGTGTAGGTGAAGAAGAAGCCAATAAGATATCCCAACAAGCATCAGTAAGAGGTACGGCTGTACACAAGTTAGCTGAGGACTATCTGAATAACGATCCAGATTGGAAAGAAGGCGCAATGCCAACTAATCTTTTCTCGTTTGAAGACATCAAAAAGATCATGGATAAACGCCTAAACAATATTTGGATGCAAGAAGTATTCTTATATAGTGATCGTTTAAAGACTGCTGGACAGGTTGACTGTATAGCAGAGTTTGATGGGCAGTTGTCTATTATTGATTTCAAAACATCTCGTAAACCAAAGAAAGTGGAATGGATTACAAGTTACTTCATTCAAGCATCTTTCTATGCCGCCGCTTTCTATGAGAGAACAGGAATACCCATTAAACAGGGTGTAATCTTAATAACTGTAGACCATAATGAGCCTCAGGTATTTAAGATAAATACATACGATTATTTAGAACACTTTTTGAGTGTACGTAAGAAGTACAAAGAACTTAACAATATGTAAAAGGAACTATATTATGATAGACAGAAATAAAATGTTAGACGCAATGCGTTCACACGCACAAGGTCACATCGATAAGCATAAAATGAACGTAGAAGTATATCTAGCAAACCCAGCAGGGATTGGTGAACATCCTGACGTATTTGAAGCTATGGAAGGGGAAATCCTTGAGATGGCAAAATACCATGATGTTCTTGATATGTTAAACATACATTTTATTGCAAATTAACACTTGACACTAGTTTGTTTTGATTCTATACATAATATGTAATCAAAACGAAAGAGAGAATATCATGACTGCTTTTACTAATGAGAACCTTAGCTACCACGGTGGATACCTTATGTTTACTGGCTCTTACGAAGGTCAACCAGTTTATGAAGATAAGCCAAACATCCACCCTTCGAATATCGGACGTGGCATTGACTTGTTTCTTGCTCGTTTTAAATACAGTGGTACTCCTTTCACAAAAGCAAACTTTGTTAAAGAGTTGAAGAAAAACTGGACGGTAGAAGAATATGCCGCCAAACGTGCCGAAGGTTTAACACCTCACGCAATCTTAGAAGGTAAAAACCCACAGTGGTCTATAGACATTATGGCTAAGTGGAAAGCTAAGAAAGGAATGTAATGCGTTACATCATCATTGACCCAGAAGAAGGCATTTTTCTGGGTACTAGGAAAGATGAAGAAATGGGTGGGATGGGAATGTTGTTCTCGTCTCACAATTTTTTATACATCACTAGAGCAACTTGTTGGAAGACTAAAGATGAAGCTACTGCTTACCTATATAAGCATATTAAAAGACATCTTAAACATAGTTTCGTAGCAGAAGTAGATTCAGATTCCACTAGTCAATTTGTTGACGTGGGTGATATATGTAGGTCAGGTCATGCTGATTTTGCTACCGAAATGATAGATGCATTGTATATGCCAAGTGAAGCAGTACATTAGGTGTTGACACAAACTTGTTTTGATAATATAAAGTAAGAACAAATAGAATCACTTGTAATGAAAACAAACTTAAACCTTGAAAGGGTTATATAATGGCACATGAACTTGAAATGATTAATGGCGAAGCTCAAATGGCATATCGCGCAAGCAATGGACTACCTTGGCATGGACTAGGTACACCAGTAGGTGACGACATGTCACCAAGAGAAATGATGCAAGCCGCCAATCTTGATTGGGGTGTAGAGAAGGTTAACACCTACTTCCGCTTCAAAGGTGACAACATCGCTACAGGTCAACAAGCATTAGTACGCGAAACAGATGGTAAGGTTCTAACGCAAGTTGGTAAGAACTGGAACCCTGTGCAAAACTCTGAAGCTTTCGACTTCTTTACAGAGTTTGTTTCTAACGGTGATATGGCTATGGACACTGCGGGTTCGCTTAAAGGTGGACAAATCGTATGGGCTATGGCTGATGTTCGTGATGGGTTTACGTTGTTTGATGGTGATGAAGTGCGTGGTTATCTTTTATTTTCCAACCCACACATGTATGGCAAATCAATCGACATCAAATTCGTTATGGAGCGTGTAGTATGCAACAACACTCTTGCAGTAGCGTTGAGCGATGATCGTCAAGCTTCAGTGCGTGTCAATCACCGTACACAGTTCGATCCAGAGCGTGTAAAAGAAATACTTGGTGTATCACATAATAAAGTGGAGCAGTTCAAAGAAGCCGCAGAGTTTCTTGGTTCACGTAACTACAAGCGTGAGCAACTAGAGAAGTTCTTTGGTAAAATCTTTGGAGAGTCTACTCGTGAAGATCAGACACTTTCAACTACAGCACGACGTGCAGTAGAAGTAACTGAAAACCAACCGGGTGACAACTTTCGTCCTGGTACATGGTGGAACGCTTACAATGCAGTGACATACATGGCTGATCACGAGCTAGGACGTTCTGCCGATACGCGCATGACTTCTGCTTGGTTTGGCAACAACGCAAACCGTAAAGTAAAAGCTCTTGACTTAGCATTGGAAATGGCTGATGCATCTTAAAGTTACAGATATGATATTACTGGGAGTAGCTTTAGGGCTACTTCTAATTTGGATTGACCCCTTAATGCTTATTCGTGGAATATAATAGAATGAAATGGACTTTAATTTTTATAACTGCAAATCTCTTTGGAATTCTACTATACCAGAATTACTCTGACCCAATATTTCTGTATATCAACCTTTCGGTTATGGCGTATCAACTATACAAATTCGTTAGAGTTTGTGTATTAGTGTTTAGCCCAAATTGGGAAGTGGAATTAGCATACGCTGATACTTCAGCTAGTTGGAAACTTTTACACAACGCCACACAGGCATTTTCAATTTACATGTTCTATCAAGTTGGTTGGGATTTTATAGGGGGTTTTAGTGCTTTATATGTTTTAATTACAACTCTTTCCATATTAATTTCAATTTGGGATATAGACCTAACAGAAGAGAATGACAAATGAAGATACTTATTATGGGCTTACCTGGATCAGGTAAGTCTACTCTTGCAAAGCCCCTAGCAGAGCTTCTGGGGGGCGTGTGGGTCAATGCTGACATCATACGAACAAGCTACGACGATTGGGACTTCTCGCTAGAAGGACGCATCAGACAAGCAAATCGTATGAAACATCTATCAGATGGGATTGTAATGGCAGGTAAGGTTGCAGTAGCTGACTTTGTTTGCCCCACAGATGAAACAAGATCAAAGTTCAATCCAGACTTTACTGTATGGATGGACACTATTTCTCGTGGTAGATTTGAAGATACGAATGATATGTTTGAAACACCTGAGAACGTAGATTATCATGTAGAAAAATGGTTTACTAATACACCAGACGTGTTGCACAAAGTAGTTCAACGGTACGTGGCAATTAAAGATGACAAACCTTGGGATGGAGAATTATAATGTTTGATTACAAGAAACCAACAGTACAGATGTTGGGGCGTTGGCAACCTTGGCACGATGGTCATACAGCCCTATTTAAGAAGGCTCACGCTATCACTGGACAAGTTGTTATCATGGTACGTGATGTGTTCAAGTATGACGGTGACGCAGGCGCTG